TATAGTGTAGATCGTGGTTTGTTCTTTTTTCTATTGGTCGACCGTTATCGTCATATACTGGCGAATTGACTAGTTCCCATATAATCATACCCCATACTAATACTGCTACTACTAATATACCTATCCATATCCATATACTCATATTATTCTCCCTATGGCCATTCCTATGGTTAATCCTACCAAGGTCATGCCTATAATTACTATCCAAATATCTCTATCTCTATTTTTCATTATCATTCGGTAGTGTCAACTCTAATACCCACATAATAACAAATGTACTTACTAATCCTCCTCCAAGCACCATGCCTGTAATCTTAAGAAATTCATCTGTGTCGTTCATTAACGGGTCTATACTCATCCAAATAAACATTATTCCTAAAGCCACTATAACCCATCCGGTTATTGCATCCTTTTTAAACATCTTTTTTATTTTTTCTTCCATAATATTTCCTTTTACTTGTTACGCCTCGCGAGAGGCCTAGGTTCTACCACCGCGTTTTCTCTACCGCGTGGGTTTTTTTCGCGCGCGCCGCCATTATTCTGATGATAGGTCTAGTTCGCCACTCCATAGATATTCTTCTATTTCTTCCTGTGTTTCTGATGAGAATTGTTCTTCACCCTTCATCCAAATAAGTTCACCACCTTTACTGTTTTCTGCAATTCTTATAGTAAACTTCTTTCCATTCCATTCTAATTCCAACTCATCTGTTTTTGCCCACCAAACCTCTTTACTTGACTCTACCGTCATTTCTTCAAATTTATCGTCTTCAATTATCATAGAGACCCCTCCTTTCTCATTTGAGCTCTAATCTTTGTTGCTGAGATTTGTTCAACTTGATCGGGTGGTACATGTTCAATAACTTCATATCCTACACCTCTACCATAATTTACTGATTCTATGTCTGGAACTATTGTTATTTTTACCCTGCCTTCATCTATTAAGTCTTTTAGCTCACTAGTTAGATTCACTAGAACTTCATGTGATGTCCAGGGTTGATTTTTATTTGGTTCAACATCTCTTATTGCTATCCAAACATTTTTACCTTCATTAAGTCTTTGGTCTATTAACCATCTATGGCCTGGGTGCCATGGTTGCCACCTTCCTATAAACATTGAGTACTTTTTCATATTCCTTTATCTCTTTTTACATTTATTGCTATTGCTCTTTTGCCAGGCTTATTTGGGTCCATATCATTTATAATATATCTTGGTCCTCTCTCTATAGCCATTATCAATCTATCAAATGGTATATTATTGTTTTCTAATTCTTTGATAGTAAGTTTTCTCATATCCTCTGGCCGAGCAGTTGTTAACACTATCATATGACCTTCATCATACCATTGATTTAACTTGTCTACTGTTGCCTTTATTGGCTCTGCATCTGTAGATTCATATGTTTCAAATTTTCTGTATTTAAAGATTGTTCCATCAATGTCACAGAAGTATGTATTTTTCTTCTTCCTATTAAATTCAATATCTTCAAGACACTTATCAAGCGTTGGAGAGCCTGTTGTATCAATATCTATAAAGTGCTCTATTGGTTTTTCATAGTCTTGTGCAAAGTAATTCTCCCTTCCTCTTATATCAGTTGTGTGCACATATATTTCAGTGACATCATTTGTGGTCTTTAATGACTCCCTCATTTTTCTATAAGGTGCAACTACTGATACTACTGGGGTTAACCCTTTATTATCTAAGAATCTACACAAATCTAATACCGATTGTATGTTTTTTATCCTACCTTCTGGGCTATAATCAAAGTTTTGGAATAGATCCCTTAATCCATCTCCATCGATGTGAATACAATCATCACTACATCTATTTATAAGTGCTTTTGCTAATGTTGTTTTTCCAGCTCCTGGCTGGCCTGTAAACCAATATATCATTGTGAATCTCCCTTTCTTACCCTGTAACTATCTGGATCAAAGTGTTGGGTTGATACTTCAAATATTTCTGAATTATCTTCTAATGCAACTAACTGGTGAGGTTGACCTCTTTCTATTGTAATACATGTTCCTACATTTATTGTTGTAGAATATTCCTCTGCAGTCTCTGTGTTTATCCAACGATATTCAAAGCTTCCTCTTCCTACATACCAAGATTCTTTCTTGATTATGTGATAATGCATTGAGAATTTATTTCCTTTTTTGTTAAATCTTAAAAGCTTGCCGCAATATTCTTCATCGTTATGAATCCAGATTTCTTTGCCCCAATCTTTATCTACTATTTTAGGTTTTACTATAGCCATTAGCTATTCCCTTTATTTAATTTTAAATCCTCAAGTAAGCTTACTTGAGAAGAAACAACACCCTTTCTAATCATTTGACCATTATTGACCTTAATCCTATTCAATTTATGGAGTGCTCCGTCATAATAGGATGCACCAACTGGTCCATTTTGTGGTATATCTAATCCTAACTCTCTTGTCCAAGACTCCATCCATAACCATTTCTTTTGTTTTTCAATAATAAATCTTACTGTATCTGTTAAATGATTTTCTTCTCTTACTATTCTATACTTATCCATATTATTCTCCTTTTTTAATATAACCATACCATAGAATAGTTGCTACCATTAATAGTATAATAGTTCCAAACGTGTACGCCAACATCCATGGTGTATTTTGGGCACCAAATAATATGGCTGGCGCACCCATTACTATTAACCATGCTAGGAATATCAACCCAGTATTTGTTTCTAACTTTTGTTCAACCTTTACTGTTAACTCTGTATTTATTAGCCTACTTAAGGCATCTTGCATATCCTTACCATATACTGGTTGTTTATGTATTGTTCCGTCCATCTCTGCTATGGTGACTAGATATTTACAATAGCCTTGGTGGGTTTTACTCTTTTCAACTAGTTTACAATATATAGCCCTACGTTTAATATACTTACTTTTTTTCATATTTCTTCTATTCGTTTAGTTTTATCACAAATTAACAAATCATAGTGGGGTTTTTCACCAACACTTAACTCATCAAATTGGCATCCCCAAGTCCTTAATTGAGCTAAAGTGACGTCACGCCAATTTATACCAGTTGTAGCTCCTCTTGCCGTCCAATAGACTATATAGTTTCCTTCTTGAAATAACTTATTTATTTTTGATATATTATCTGAGTTAGGTACAGCATCTGGATAATGTCTTTTACCTTCATAAAAACAAATTGTTTCATCTATGTCTACGTATATTCTCATGTTAATCCTTAACTGGTTTAGCCTTTGCTCTACAGTGAGGGCAAGATATGTATGGTCTATCAAATATTTTTAGAACTCCACCTTTATCAGCCATTGTCCATTCTCCTTTACATTTATAACATGTAAAATCAAATTTAGGATTCAATACTAATTTAGCCGAATGAGTCTGCTTTTTCAATATATCCATTGTCCACTTATTTAATTTTTCTAATATCATTTCTTATAATAAGTCTTATAGAAGCCTATGCAAAATACTGATAGGCACAGTGGCCAGAGTATAATCATCATTAACCTCATCACAATATCTAAATCAAAAGATGTTGGTAATAGAGAAGGCCATTTGCTTCTTATTCTATCTTTAGTATATTCTATGAATACTGCAAATACTATTCCTATTATTAGATAATTTATTATCATTTTATAATACCTTACAAATTTGAGACTTTTTAACCTCAACTACCTCAAATTCTATTCCACCGTCTACCATATCTTTAGTTGTCACTGCTTCTGCATCTGTTACTGATGTTGCTTCAACTAAATACTCTTCTTTTGCGTGTTTTACGCCTTTACCTGTGTCTATTGCGATCTTTACTTTTACTTGATAATACATATTATTCCTCTTCTTCATTTTTGCCACCTAAGGCTGTTAAAAAACTATCCATTTTATTTACTAACATATTTACATTGCGTTCTAAACTATCATCATCAAATGCATCTTCTTCATTCTGATCAAGATATAATTTTTGAACATACTTTACTCTTTCAGTTGCATCACATATTTCAGCAACTAATTTTGCACACTCTTCTGGAATATTTGGGTGTTCTCCAACTCCAACTGGGTTTTCTAAATACACTTGTAATTTTGCGTCTGCAGCCATAAGATCAGCTCTAAACTTAGAATCTATAGCTTGTACAATTTTGTTTCTCATTTTATTCTCCTCTTTTATATAATATAATAAATTTTTTTCAAACGGTAAAACTTTTATTCACCTTTTTTCCAATTATTTGGTTTCTCTATATTTAAAATCATTTCATAGTCTTGATAATTTACAGTTAATTCTTCTCCAACCTTTATATTGCTAAGTGCTACAATTTCTATAATGTGTATTCCTATTATCGCTTCGCAGTTAGGTTTATCTGAATGGTTGTGAAACTTTCCTAGTTCTGTTATTGCAATTGCTACACCATCTACTATATAATGGGTGTCACCTACTATTTGGTCAGGTTTTAGGGATTTATTTGTGTATACACCAAAGCCTTTACCGTTATGGATGTCCTTTATTATCCAAAATCTTTCACTATCTTTTTGTGGTATGTAATTGTATTGTGTTTTCACGATAATAGATTCTTTATTGCAGGTGTTCTTAATTCATTATCATGATATGAAGCACCTCTTTTAGGTTTACCATCTTTTTTTAACTTATCCGGTACTTCTAATAACCTTATTCCGCAATCTTTATAATGTTTCATCGCAAATAAGTCTTGTAAATTATATTTTTTTGCGCCTCTTTGGGCAACTCCTAACCTATTATTTTCTTTTGGAGATACCTCAATGGTTGTAAGTAAAAATGGTAATTCTTTACAAATATCATCCCAATCCATAAATCCTTCGTCAGATACTTCAATTAAATATTCTGATATTCTATTTATAGAGTAAACATGGTCACTTGTCCACATGGGTCTCAACCCTTTAGACTCTCTATCTTGTCTTCTTTTTAATGCTTCTTCTGACATTAGTTTTAGTGGAAATCCTTGGTGACTAAATCTGTATACACAGCTGCCTATAAAACCTTTTCGTTGTTTATGGGAGTGTTGGTTTTTTCCTTGTTCTAAAAATATCTTTAGACTATTTAACCAATCTTGTTTTCGTTGAGTTGTTGCGAAATCTCTTATATCCATATAACCTGTTTTAGAAATGATAACCTATTTAGGCGGTGGGATTCGAACCCACAGTTTTTTACAAACCATTTTGTAGGGTAAAAACTTAAAAAAACCCAGGGACTCAGACTTAGTTTGCTTTTAAGTCTGGAACCAAGTCTTACCTTAGTTCTGATTACTGTCACTACTGATAAAATCAGTGAAGGTACTCGACCCAGTGATGGCATATACCGTGAGATTGAAGTTCTGGTTTTATTTTCCTTACTATTCACGAGGTTACTAATTGTAACTCTATCTCTTCTGCTACGCCTAAATGTAACGGTTATCATATATAAATATCATTTAATTAACAATTTCTTTCACCTTGGTAAATATGCTTTACAACTGGAAACCTTAAACTATATTCTCCAGATTTATTTTTACTCTCTTCAAAGTATTGTATAGTTACTGTTTTTCCCATTAACTCTTCTGGATGCTGAAAGTAGTGTTTTCTTTGGTCTATTGAAAAACCAGACCCTACTCCAACATTGTTTCCTCTATGCTCTATAACTATATTACTCACCATTTCTTCTTCTACCTCTACACCTTCTTTAATATACCTCATAGACCCAAAGTCTATTTGTTTAACTGTATATTCTTCGTCATAGAATTTTTTTACCTTTAAAAGGTTTTTACTTCTTTTACCTTCATAAGATACATTTTTTCTGAGCATGAGACCTTCCCAACCATTTTTAGATGCTTGGTCAAACATAACTTGAAAAGAGTCTGAGTCTTTTACCCATAACTGTTCTAATACCTTTAAGTGTTTAACAGCTTCACCTTCATAGCCATCTCTATGTAATGCGCCTCTTAAAAAGTTTAATCTCATTCCTAATTCTGTTTCTCCTTCTTGTTTGTCAAATTCACTAAGAGTAAGGAAATCAAATATTTGAAATAATGGATTTTCAATTGTATGGTTCTTTTTGTTTATTTCCTTCATTACAGACTGGAAGTCTTCATTACCATTTTCATCTACTATGCAAAGTTCTCCATCAAGAACTACACTACTTAATTGTAATTTTTTAAGATCTTTTTTAACATTGTCAAGTGTTAGGAATTCGTTACCACCCCTTGAATAGAATTTTATATCACCATCATTATCAATTATTGCAAGACATCTAACGCCATCTAGTTTTCTACTACATAACCACATATCTTGTTCAAAATCTACCATTCCTGGTTTGTAAGAGTCTGCAAGAGCAACCTTAAATACTGGGATAGTATTTGGAAATACCTTATTGATTAAAGATGTAGAAACTCTACACTTCATGTCTCTATCAATTATTCTCCAGATCAGGTCTTCATACTCTGAATGAACAGTTACTAGTGAATTTACCATGGATATTGCGTCATGACCTGTATATGTTCTATTGTCTAGACTGTCCAATAGTTCAAACAATGATTGTGCAGAATTAGGATCACACAAATGGCTGTTTTTCTTACAATTTTTACTCGTCACATAATACTTTTTATAGTCTGAATAGATGTATTCCATCAATGGAAGTAATTCAGGGGCTGCGCTACCCCACTTGTGAAGTATATCTTTCTTGTTATTATTTGACGTAGTGTTTGATAATTCAGCAACCATCAAGCCAAATTGTTGTAATAATTTTTCTGTATTCATATTATAATTTTTGTAGTTTTAGCATTTTAGTCATTACACCTATAGTTTCTACAACATAAGACCAATCCATACCATCTTGTCCAAAATGCATGAATTCTCCTTGGAAATCTGGTTGACCTCTGTACGTAGAGTCATCTATTAAAATATCACCAATAAGAAGGTCTTTTCTATGGGTTAGGATTATCTTTTTCTCTAATTCTGGAAGATGTTCTTCAATCCAATTTCTTTTTTGACCCCAAGCATCTGGATTATTCCATGGAGGGGTTGAAGCAATAAATACATCATGGCCCATATCGATAATCTTATGAACAGCTTCAATTGCACCAAACATTGGTTCAAACTTTGAAAAATCTAGTACTTCATCAAATGCAAATCCAGAAGTATCTTTTGCTTCGTATGTTGCAGATGGTCTAGGTGTTCCAGTATCAAATGGTAATTTTTCTTTCATTTCTTGGGCTGCCTTGTCAAAGTTAGCAAGGACTCCATCCATATCAATGAAAATTCTTAAGGGTTGGATATTTGTCATAGTATTAGTTGTTTTTATTTATAGTTAAATATAATCAATTTATGTCACATAAAAAAATCTGGTGTGATTAGTTTAAAAAAGTTATTAACAATTATGAGTTTATGACCAGTTTTACATCATCAAAGCTATATAAGTCTGTACCTACTGACTCTAAAAAATCTATTTTAAATGTGAATCGCTTATTCATGGCATCTCTAACAATATAGGTACCAGTCTTGTGGCCAGCATATACATAAACAGTATCACCATAACGTATTGGTCCTCCATTAAACCATAAAAGGTCTTGACTAACTGCAATCCATCTTAGATAACTACAATCGTATATATCTGGTATTTTAGTTTGATCTGCTGTAATATCTGGGGTATCATCACATTGTCCTATGACGGGGTAATACATTGTTGCAGATACATCTAGAGTATCTCCACATCTCATATCAAAATCATATTCTTCTGTGTTTCTACGCTTATCTATTGGTCCACCCTTTTTGTATCTAATACTGTCCCAAGTACCATCACTATACTCTAATCTTTCTAGTTTCCAAAGAATAGTATTTATCCCATTAACAATTGTATCAAGCTGAGTTTGGGTTTGTATTATTATATTATACATGCTGTCTTGGTATTTTATATCTTCATCAGTAGGTACCCAAAAGTTATTTGGTGGTCCAATAGGTTTATCTGGATCCAGTCTATCTCCTCTAAAAATACTTGAACCCAATATCAATATAATTAAACATCCACCAAAGATGCAGAATATTCCAAGACACTTTTTAAATAATTTATTTTCTATTATCATAATTTTCTTTTTTGTTATATTTTCCAATTTCTAAATGCAAATTGAATTTCTTCATCAATTACATCTTCTTTAACCGTATATTCTACTATTTGTTCTGGTATAAAGGTATTCACTATTTCTTTCAGCTGGCGAGAGTCTGAACCACTTATCATTCTAGATTCTAATACTTCATCAATATATTTAATTGCAGAATCTTTACCTTTTATGTCAAGTATATTCATAACTGTTTCACCAGCCCTTTCAAAATCTTCTCTTGTAGGTATACGTATTGTAAAACCAGAAGTACTGGTTAATTTTGTTTTTGACTGTTGTGTGCTACCTCCACGTAGTCCACGCATAATACCGTAGCCGGCCCTTTGTGCTAGTTTATTTATTTTTGCTGCTGATTCTTTATCCATAACCTGTATGGTATTTCCTGTTTTGTGATAGGTAATATCTACGCAACCAACCTGCTCTGTTGTAGAACACCTAGTACATGTTTTAGTATTTGGTAAAGCAATTAGCCTTTGTGTCTGTATTTCATTTTTACAATGTATGCACTTCATAATCTTTTATTTATATAATAATATAATCAATTTAATTGAAATATAAAAATTCTGGGTGAAAAGTTATTAACAATTTTCGCTAATAACATGTTTGACATGTTTGCATTTACCATCTTTAGCTCTTCTGAAACCCATACAGTCACATGTATAGGATCCTGAACTATTTAGCTTAACGGTGTATAGGTTTCCCGTACTTCCCTCTATTGGCCATTGGTTTTCTGTTACCCTTGGGGTATATTTTGTAGTATTAACTATTAGTCCATCAGAAATTGCCTTATCTAGGTCAAAGTCTTCAGATACCTCTACCCATAACGGTACAATAAATCTTTTTGACCCAATTTTCATTGTTGCTGGATGCTGTATATTAGAGTCAAACTCTTGTTTTGGTAATGTTTCGTTTGTATATGCCATTATTTTTTAATTATTAAGTAGTTCCATAATTCACCACACTCATCGTCTTCGTCTACCAATTGTATATCTAAATGAAGATGATCAGGTAAAACATAATTTATCTTATCTAAAAGATTATCATTTATCTTTTCCCAATACCCAAATCTAAGAGTAATAGTTCCGTTGTTAAATGCGCTTGCTCCTATTTCTACATTGTCTACTCCGTAAGCTTTTGCGTCTTGATATATCTTTGCGATTGTTTTTAAGTCTAGTCTCATATTTTTATTTTTATTGTTTATATATTCGTACCATGCAGGGTTTGGCAACTCTGAGTAATGGTCCCATAATTCTTTTTCTACTATTTCTGCCATATTACTGTATGTTTTCAGATTCGTTAGCCATTGCCATATCTAATTCTAAAGAGCAAGGTATCTCTCCGTCTTCTTCAATAATCTGTATGTCAGTCATAAGTGATAAAGCTTCTTGAGGAGTTATATCTAAATTTTGAGGACTGTTTTGTCTTTGTACTGCAGTATAGACTACTATTTCTTGGTACATATCAATGTCTGAACATTTAAGTAGAGTGCCTTGTTCGTCAAGGTGAGATTTAAAGATTAGTACTTCTCCAACCTGTACTAGGTCTGTTAACTCTTTTTTGGTTAACTTAAAGAAGTCTTCGTTAATTGTGTAGAGGTGATATTCAGTAACTGAATGTGAATGAGTTGATCTTGCTTGTAAATTTAATTTTGGCATTTTTTA